CAACATGGACTACGTTATTGGACACTGGCGTCACCCAATGGGTGAGCGGCCAATGGCTGTGGTACGACATTGATCCCGGGGTGACTGCACAGTATTACCGCATGAGAGAAACCTCTGGCGGCACATTGAATGTCGCTGAGTTCTACGTTGGCAACAATTCGACCGAAGTCACGATGAGTCGGTTGAACCGAGACGACTATACGAACTTACCAAACAAAAACTTTACTGCAAACCAACCGTTTCAGTTTTGGGTAAACCGTACCATTCCGCAAACCACCATCACGCTGTGGCCAACCCCAAGCGATCCCTTCGTTCAAATGACCGTTTGGTACTCGTCGCAAGTGGAAGACGTAGGTGCATTGAGCGGACAACTGGCCGTGCCAGATCGTTGGCTCATGGCCATTCAAAACATGCTGGCTCACCAGATGAGCCAGACGTTGCCTGCCATTCAACTGCAACGCATCCAATATTTGGAAGGACAAGCCGAAAAGTATTTCCAAATGGCAGAGCAGGAAGAGCGCGACCGGTCTCCAATATATTTTTCGCCGAATATTTCTTGCTATACACGCTAATGATTGGATAAAATATGATTTCCAATCATTACTGTGTACAAGACATGAATTACCAAAAAGTCTATGACGATTTGATCGCCAAGTGCCAATCGCGTCAGTTAATTGATGGTTACAAAGAGCGCCACCACATCACTCCAAAGTCAATGGGTGGGTCAAACGATCAGTCAAATCTTGTTAATTTGACTGCCAGAGAACATTTCATTGCGCACTTTTTGCTGGCAAAGATTTATGGCGGCACTCAGTGGCATGCTATTAAACGCATGCGTGGCAACGATGGTTTCTATATCAACTCTCGTTTATATGAGGTTGCTCGCACAGAGATCGCCAAAGAAGTCAAGAAACGAATGGCAGGCATTCCAAAAACGGATGAGCAAAAAGCAAAAATGTCTGCGGCAGCCATGGGAAAGAAAAAATCTTCAGAGGCTGTAGAAAAAACTCGTCAAGCAAATTTAGGGCGAAAGCCGAATGAGGCGCAATTGGCAGCGCTTCATGCAAACAGACAATTAGCATGGACGCCAGAAGCGCAAGCAAAAAAATCTGCCAAAACCAAAGGCGTCCCTCGTCCATACGCCAAGAACTCCAAGCCACCATCAATTGATGCTTGCATTGCTGGAGGCAAAAAGGCAAAGGGACGAAAGCAAACGCCTAAGCAAATTGCAAAACGCGTCGCATCTCGTCGTGCAACGCTTGCAGCGCAAGGAAGGACTGTTTAATGCCTCGTTTTTTAAACACCGAAGGCAATGCAGTCATCGCAATTTTTATTTGCGACCGCTGCAAAATGAAACGCCCGATCATTGAGCAGATGCCCGACCCCAACTTTCCGGGGTTGCGTGTCTGCCAACAGGGCTGTGCCGACGAAAAAGACCCATATCGCTTGCCTGCACGCAAGACTGAGCGCATCAACTTGGCCTATCCACGGCCTGACGTCAGCGTGGCGGTTGACCCAAGCGACATCACGACTGGGGGCGATAATGATTACATCATCAGCACCGAACAAAACACCAACGATCCCGAGAACGATGGCAACATCGACGTGATCCAACTGCAACCGTGATATGGCACAAGTAAAAATCACCGATTTACCCAATGCTCTAGCCCTCACGGGTTCTGAAGCAGTGCCGATTGTTCAAAACGGCGTCACCGTGCAAACAAGCACGGGGTCAATTGCGTCTGTCCCAAATCAGCAATACACCTTTTTGACGGCCACGCAGCAATCGGGCTTGGCCAACTCGCGCTATTTGGCTGTGGGCAGTGGGTTGTCAATCACCGACAACGGTGCGCAGAGCACTTTGTCTATCTCGTTGACGGGTTCAGTGCCAAGTTTGAACTCTGTGGGCAATGGATTGATGGCCAAAACGGCCACAAACACGCTTACAGCGCGTCAAATCACTGTCGGCAATGGGTTGGCAGTCACCAATGGCGATGGCGTCGCTGCGAACCCACAAATCAATCTTGGTTCATACCTCACCAGCTTTCAATCAACGTCCAGCTCAACTGGCTTGCTCGGCGTAAGCGGCGGTTCGTTTACGTCAAGAGCAATTGCTGGCACAAGCGGCAACATTGGCGTGACCAATGGAGATGCTTCCACAGGCAATCCAACCATCAACTTGATTGCCACGGGCACATCAACAGGCACTTTTGGTTCGACAACCGCAATTCCAGTGGTCACGGTTGATTCCTTTGGCCGCATCACGTCAATCAGCACCGCATCTGCCATCGCTGGCGGCACGGTGACTGAAATTGACACTGGAACTGGCCTCACAGGTGGGCCGATCACATCGTCTGGCACTATTTCTCTGGCAAATACTGCGGTAACGGCTGGTTCATACACCAATGCCAACATCACAGTTGATGCGCAAGGTCGTATCACTTTGGCTTCAAACGGCGCGGCAGGTGGCGTGACCACTTTTAGCGCTGGAACGACGGGTCTGTTGCCATCATCGGCCACCACGGGTGCAATTACCCTCTCTGGCACGCTGATTGTGGCCAATGGCGGCACTGGCGCTACGACTTTGACAGGCTATGTCAAGGGCAACGGCACATTGGCGTTTACCGCCTCGTCTACCGTTCCCACAACCGATTTGAGCGGAACCATCACCAATGCTCAGTTGGCCAACTCGTCGATCACAATCAACGGCTCGGCCATCAGTCTTGGCGGTTCAGTGAGCGTGGGCACCGTGACTTCGGTGTCTGGTACTGGCACGGTCAACGGTTTGACCCTGACAGGCACGGTCACCAGCTCTGGCAGTTTGACTCTGGGTGGCACGTTAAGCAACATTGCCAACTCCGCGCTGACAAACAGCTCTGTGACGATTGGCTCAACCAACGTAGCGTTAGGCGCTACAGCATCCACGTTGGCTGGCCTGACATCGGTCACGGTCACGCAAGACCCAACAAGCGCCTTGCAACTGGCAACCAAGCAGTACGTTGACAATGCAATTCAAGGGTTCGATGTCAAGACTCCAGTGTTGGTTGCAACAACTGCGAACATCACGTTGTCAGGCGAACAAACGATTGATGGCATCACAACATCAAGCAGTCGTGTTTTGGTCAAGAACCAAAGCACAGCATCGCAAAACGGCATCTACGTCTCTGCGTCTGGCGCATGGAGTCGCTCATCTGATGCAAACACATGGAACCAGTTGGTTTCAGCATTTGTGTTTGTGGAAGAGGGAACAATTAACGGCGACACAGGCTGGTACTGTACGGTCGATCCCGGCGGCACATTGGGCGTAACTGCGGTCACTTGGGTTCAATTCTCTGGCGTTGGCACATACACCGCAGGCACTGGCCTGACTTTGACGGGCACACAGTTCAGCATCACCAACACCGCGGTGACCGCAGGAAGCTACACCTATGCCTCACTCACGGTCAACGCTCAAGGCCAGATCACAGCAGCATCGAATGGCACAGCGCCAGTGACGTCAATTGGCGTGAGCGCACCGATCACCACGACTGGCGGCACGACACCAACGATTGGCATTACACAGGCCACAACAAGCACCAATGGCTACCTGAGCAGCACCGACTGGAATACCTTCAACAACAAACAGCCTGCTGGTACTTACGTGACTTCGGTCAGTGGTACCACAGGACAAATCAGCAGTTCAGGCGGAACGACACCCACACTGGCGCTGGTCACCACCGCCGTGACAGCAGGTTCGTACACTTACGGTAGTTTCACCGTTGATGCCTATGGGCGCCTGACTGCGGCCTCCAGCGGAACAGCACCCGTCACTTCTGTTAGTGGCACGTCAGGTCAGATTACAAGCACGGGCGGCACGACTCCCGTGTTGGCTTTGGCAACTACAACGGTGACCGCAGGCTCATACACCAACGCAAGCATCACTGTGGACGCCTATGGCCGCCTGACATCGGCTTCAAGTGGCACAGCACCCGTCACGTCGATCAGCTTTGGCACAACGGGTTTGACGCCATCCACAGCGACTTCTGGTGCGGTGACCGTGGCTGGCACGTTGGTGGTTGGCAACGGTGGTACTGGCGTGGCAACGCTGACTGGTTTGGCATATGGCAACGGAACATCGGCATTCACTGCCGCAACTGCTGCGCAAGTTGTTGCCGTAATTGGTTCAACCGCCGTCACAAACGCAACGAATGCAACGAACATTGGCATCACCGCCGCAACGACAGGGGGAACAAACTACCTGACATTCGTTACTGCCACTAGTGGAAACCTCCCACAATTGGTAAACTCTTCAATAACTTGCAACGCAGCAAATGGCACAATTACGGGTGGCGTTTCTGGCGGTGCTTTCTAAGGAAAAAAAATGGCACAAAGCGGATTTACACCGATCCTGATCTACGCGAGTGGCACGACTGGCAACACTCCGTCTGCGTCCAACTTGACCAGCAGCTCGTCAGGTGCTGAACTGGCGCTGAACTATTTTGACGGCAAGCTGTTCTACAAAGACGCCTCTGGCAACGTGCAAGTCCTCGCTGGCAAGGGCGGATCGGGAGTTGTTGCTGGTTCAAACACTCAAGTTCAATTTAACAACAGCGGCGCTTTTGGCGCATCTGCCAACTTCACTTGGAACGGGACAACCCTTGCGGTAACTGGTGCCATCACTGCTTCTGCTGATTCGACATTCAGCTCAACTGGGGCTTTGCAAATCAGCGCAGGAACGACAGCTCAACGCCCAACTGGAGCGGTGGGCAAGATTCGCTGGAACAGTGACCTGACTCAATACGAGGGCTACAACGGCTCAACATGGAGTTTGCTTGGTGGCGCAGTGGTCAGCAATGACACGACCACTTCTACCAATGAGTACCCGATCTTTGCTTCAACCACGTCTGGCAACATTGCCACCGTCTACACATCGAACGCCAAGCTGCTGTACAAACCAAGCACAGGTGAATTTACTTCATCTGAGTTTGTTGCGGGTAACGGTTTGTTTGTCAACAGTAAGACTGTGTCAGTAAGCTACACAATTGCAACAGGCAACAGCGCAATGTCGGCTGGCCCAGTCACCGTGGCAAGCGGACAATCGGTTACAGTTTCATCTGGCTCACGCTGGGTTGTTCTTTAAGGAAGAAACATGAGTTCAGTAATTATTGCAGGGGATGCGTCGGGAACGGTAACGCTACAAGCCCCATCAGCGGCTGGTAGCACTGTTTTAACTCTGCCAGCGACAAGTGGAACATTGCTTCAATCAGGCACAACAGTTACCGAAGCTCAAGGCGGCACGGGCACAACTACAGGCTACTACGGCTTCAAGAACCGCATCATCAATGGTGCGATGGTGATTGACCAGCGTAATGCGGGGGCTAGTGTGGCTCCTGTAAGTGCCTATACGTTAGACAGGTGGCGCGCTGATTCGAGTACAGCATCAAAATATTCCGTTCAACAAAACGCGGGTTCAGTCACGCCACCAGCAGGTTATGCTAACTATCTTGGGGTTACAACGACTTCTGCATACTCAGTAACTGCTAGTGATTATTTTGCATTAGTTCAAAACATTGAAGGTTACAACATCAATGATTTGGCTTGGGGTACTGCATCTGCTGCTTCTATCACTTTGTCTTTTTGGGTGCGTAGTTCTTTAACTGGAACTTTTGGCGGCTCTTTATACGGTGGGCAAGTTTATCCCTTTACCTACACAATTAGTTCTGCAAACACTTGGGAACAAAAGTTTATTACTATTGCTGGTTCTACTTCTGGTACTTGGAATAAAACAAACGGAATAGGCATAAACGTAAACTTTGGCTTGGGCGTTGGCTCTACGTATTCTGCGGCAGCAGGTTCTTGGGGTTCTGGTTTTTATTATTCAGCCACAGGCGCAACTAGCGTTGTCGGTACATCTGGAGCCACCTTCTACATTACAGGCGTTCAACTTGAAAAAGGCAGCACAGCCACATCGTTTGACTACCGCCCGTATGGAACGGAGTTGGCTTTGTGTCAGCGGTACGCTGTTGGTTGCAATAGCACTCTTATTGTTGGACAGGCATTTGGTTCATCAACAGCGGCATTTTTGTATTATTTGCCAGTTCCGATGAGAGCTGCTCCAACGTTTTCAACAACATCTGGTTTTACTTCTAGTTCTGCTGGTGGTGGCAATAATGCTATAACTCCAGCAGTAACAAGTATTACAGGACAAAACGTATTAAGAATAGATGGAAGTTCTGGAAGTTTAATGGCAGCGGGAAATGCCACATTGTTAGTTTTTCCATCATCTGTTTCATTATCTGCGGAGCTATAAATGTATAAACTTGCACCGATACCAAATGGTCTTACACAGCATACTTCTGTGTTTCGTTTATCTGATACTGCTTGTATTCCATTCGACCCCGCTAACACAGATGCACAGCAGTTTGCTAAATGGCTTCAAGAGGGAAACCTCCCAGAGCCAGCAGAAGAAGGCGGCACAGTAACTCAAGAATGGGTTACTGAGACAATCGAAAAGCTACTGCTTACTGACACACAAGGAGCAATCTAATGCCTTCAATCCTCAATGCAAGCACGGCGTCCGGGGGAGGCATCATTGCCTCTGGTGACTCATCTGGCATCCTTCAACTTCAAACTGGTGGGACGACTGCTGTTACTGTTTCAGCAAGTCAAGTAGTGACCTTTGCACAAGCTCCTGTATTGCCATCAGGTTCTATTCCTCAAGCGGCGTTGGCTTCTAACGTGGCTGGTAATGGTCCTGCGTTTAACGTTCATTTGAGCACCTCGCAAACAATATCGTCATCGAACACTCCTACAAAAGTAACGTTTAATTCGAAAGTTTTCGATACAAACAACAATTTTGACGCAACCACAAACTACAGATTCCAACCAACCGTCGCAGGCTACTATCAAGTAACTGCGTCGCTTGTACTTATTGGAAGCCCCGCAACTTGGTTTCTTGTCCAGCTGTATAAAAATGGAAGTTTTTACACATACTTGGCCGACTTGCGATACGGGTCTTCTTCAAATGAAACTGGTGGCGGTGGTTCAGAACTTGTTTATATGAACGGTTCTACCGACTACTTGGAAATTTACGCCGTAATAAACGGAACCGCTCCGCTATCTGTTTTTGATAACAATGGCGGATATTCGCGGTTTTCAGGATTCTTAGCACGGAGCGCATAACATGACACTCTACGAAAAAATCAAAGCACTTTACCCAGAGCTTCAAGATGCAGACTTTGATGTTATTGGAACAATCCGCTTGCAAAACGACAGCGATGGCAAAGGTGACTACATTGCTAAGTGGGAACACCCTACATTGGCTAAACCAACTGAGGAGCAATTAGCATGAGCATCGTACTCGACGGCAGCGCTGGCATCACATCTCCCGCCGAAACGGTGGGCAGCACCATCACCTACGCCGACACAGGCATCTTGGCAACTTACGCCTCGTCAAGCACGAGCTACAACCAAGTCATTTTGCAAAACAGCAACAGTGGTACGGCGTCTTCTACGGACGTGATTGTGTCGAACGACCAAGGCACGGCATCAACGTACTACGGCGACTTTGGGATGAACAGCTCAGGCTGGACAGGTTCTTTGCCTTTCTCCGCCGCCAATGTGGTGTACCTGACTTCCACATCAGGCCCGCTGTCCTTGGGTTCGGTGACAAGCAACCCCGTTTACATTGCCACAAACAGCACAACAGCAGTCACGATTGATACAAGTCAAAACGTAGGTATTGGTACGAGTTCTCCAGTGTCTATTCTGCATGTCAAAGCGTCTTCGCCAACTTATACACAAGAAACTGGTGGAAGCGTAGTTACAGGCGCTGTTTCTTCTCAACAAATAAAAGACAACAGCGGGTCAGTTGTATTTACTCAAGGTTTTGCTGGACTCAACAGCTGCTATCAGTTTGGCACAGCTTTTTCCACTGGGTTCATGCGTTTTCTTACTGGCTCTGCCGTTGAAGCAGCCCGTATCGACTCCAGCGGTAACTTGCTGGTGGGGACTACAAATACAACACCGACAAACACTTCTGTTTCTTTGCAGTCTGGAATTGTCTACGCAGGGGGTTATAGAACACACAATGGTATTACTGGAACAACTTGGCAAAACGCTTTTAACATTTATTGGAATGGCTCTGCTGCTGAACTTTGGATTGATTCTACTAAACAAGGTAACATCGCTTATACATCTGATTACAGAATTAAACGAAATATTGAAACACAAGAACAATCAGGTCTTGACCGAATTACAAAACTTCGCCCTGTTACCTATCAAATGGCAGACTACGGTACTTTATTTAAAGCCACAGATGAAGTAAAAGAAGGATTTATTGCACACGAAGTTCAAGAAGTAATACCGAGTGGCGTAGACGGCGAAAAAGATGCTGAAAATCAAATTCAATCTTTGCGTCTTGATGCAATTTTATCTGTTGCAGTCAAAGCAATCCAAGAACTCAACGCAACCATTACAGACTTGCAAGCTAAACTCAAATCCGCTGGCGTAGCTGGCTTCTAAGGCTAAACCGCTGGCCTATAACAGCGGGAATTTTGGAGAACGAGATGAACGAAATCAAACTGTCAACTGACTTGGTAAATGCAATCTTGCAATACCTTGGCAACCGCCCCTACGTGGAAACCGTTGGGCTGATCCAAGGCATTCAAAAACAAGCCGCCGACCAAGGCGCACAACCCGCTCAAGCTGAAACACCCGCAGCGGAGTGAGGCATGGACACCACCGAGACTAAGCTGGCCGTGCATGAGGCCATTTGCGCCGAACGCTATGCACACATCAAGGGTTCGCTCAGTGATGGCGAGAAGCGCATGACAAAGATTGAGTATCTCTTGTATGCGGTCATTGCTTGCGTGCTGCTTGGTCCGGGGGTGGCCGCCGCCATCATTCACAAGTTGTTTGGTGTCTAAGATGTGGAACCCATCTCAATGCTCATGGCGGCTGTCGCAGCAGTGCGGCAGATCAAAAAGGGCTGCGAGATGCTCCGAGAAGGCCGTGCTGAGATCGACGGATTCAAAAAGTCCATTGAGCAAGGCATTGGAGATGCCAAGGCAATCTTCAAAGAGGTCACGGGACTTTGGGGCTGGGTTAAAAGCCTATTTGGCTTCAAGCCTACCCCAAAAGTTTCTCAAGTTGTTCAGTTGCCTCAGTCGGTTCAACCGACTAAAACACCAAAAAGAACACAAAAAGAACCTGAGCTGTCATACGAAGAGTTTCAGTTTAAGGTCATTGTTGATGTCAGCGAACAACTGGGTGTATTCTTTGACATCCACCAAAAGCTCACCACGCAGTTTCATGACATGGAGTTGGACTCGCAAGACGTCTACGACCCCCATGCAAACCTTGCGACTCGTGCTGTGCAGCGTGTCACCGTGGGGCTACAGCTTGAGATACTGACCACCCAAATACGAGAAGCAATGGTGTATGCGCCCCCTGAGCTAAAGGACATATACACGAGGTTTCTTGAAGCGTACAACCAGATTGTCGATGAGCAGGAATTTGCCCGACTTGAACAACTCAGAAAGGCAAACGAATCAAGATGGCTACGCGAGGAAATGCGCAACTTTCAAATCGACTTGGCAATGGCTCTGGTCGCGGTGGCAGTGGTGATCGTGATTCTGTGGACAATGCTGTTGGGCGTCGCCTCGCGGAGAGAAACTCTTCTTACTTCCTCGTTGGAATGGTCTTGTTCGCCGTGGTGTGCTTCATCCTTTTACCCATTGAGGTGATGATGCTTATGGACATCAAGACCACCAATGTGAGGTCGCAAGAAGCGTTGGCCGAGGCAAAAAAAATCAGGGCTGAGTTGAAGCAAAAAAAGGACAACGAATGAAACTTTGTATAGTTATTTTTTTGTGTTGGATACTTATTGGCTGCGAAGACTAATTAAATTTCAGTTATACTTCACACATCTTTTATGGAGTATTTATGGAAAAAAATCAACTTACTCAAAACAGACTTTGTGAACTGTTGGAAATTGATGTTGAAAAAGGTATTTTTGTTTGGAAGCACACAATGGGCGGAAAAGCAAAAAAAGGGCAGGAAGCTGGCTCTCTTACAAATCAAGGATATGTTCAAATAAGAATAGATCAAGAAGATTATCTTGCACACAGATTGATGTGGTTTTATGTTTATGGCGCATTTCCCATTTTGCAAATAGATCATATTGATAGAGATAGGACAAATAACAAAATAACAAACCTAAGGATTGCTACACAAAAACAAAATTCAGAAAATATGTTTAGAGCAAAAACAAATACTTCTGGATTTCGTGGCGTAAGAAAAGAACAAAGATTGAAAAGTAAACCTTGGTCTGCAATAATAACGCACAATTACAAACAAAAACATTTGGGGTATTACGCAACAATTGAGGAAGCGGTGGCAGCAAGAAAAGCTGCTGAAGATGAATATTTCACACATCACACATCATGAAATCAAAAATTGCATTGACATTGGCTTTATTTTTGTGTGGATGTTTTGACGATCGTTACCGCTACGCCTGCCAAGACCCCAAACACTTCCAAGACGCTGAGTGCCAGCACCCAGCGTGTGACTTTTCGCAAACCTGCCCCGAATATCTTGTGGCACCAATTCTGGAGAAGAAAATTGAAGGAAATAATACTCAAGCTCCTGTCCAGCAACAATGCACGTCTCAGTGCCGATGACATTGAGGTTCGTGTAAGAGCCTTCGTGATCATCATGGTCACGTTGGTGTTTGCGTTCATCACTTTTGCTCTGCTGTACTCGGTGACTTTTGTCACCCAGCCGATCAAGCAAATGGCTCCGATTGATCAGGCATACACCAAGATGCTCAACGACATCGTGCTACTCATTGTGGGCGGAATTGGCGGCATCTTGACCAAAGGCGTGAGCAATGAGGCCAAAGACATGATGAACGCCGCAAAAGCCAATACAGCGGCCTACGTCGCCCCGCCGCCACCTCCGCCTGCCCCAGTCGTGATGATGGCTCCTACGGCTGGTTGGACGCCCCCACCAGCCCCTATGACGCCGCCCAACCACCTTGAGTCGGACGAAGAACGTGCAGCCATGGCAGAAGCCCGTCAAAGCGTGAAAGGCTGATATGTTTAGCTTGTTCAACCCCTACGTCCTGATTGGCATCGCAGCCTTGGTGGTGGCATCCTTCTTTGAGGGGCACCACATTGCCTACCTTGAGCAAGAAGCGGAGATTGCCAAACTCAACGAAAAGGCGCGTGGGCTTGAACAAGAAGCTGCCCAGCGTGTGACCGACCTATCAACTCAACTTGTGAAGGCCAACCAAGATGCCAAAGTTCAAATACAAAAGCGTGATGCTGCTATTGCCTCTGGCCAGTTGCGGCTTTCTATCGCCACCCGCCCCGTACCAGCCTCCTCAGATGCCTCCTCTTCCTGCGGAAATAGCGTTCAAGCAAGAGCCGAACTTGACCCAGCGGCTGCTCAATCTCTTGTCGCCATCACAGACCAAGGCGACGCCAACACAAGGCAATTGAATGCCTGCATTGACGCTTACATGGAAGTCTTCAAAGTGATGAACGGGGGCAA